AGATGCTGCTAAACCTAATCCTAAAGAAATATTGTTTAGTTTTTTTTCTGCTGCTGCTAATATTTGACCGCCGGGCAATAATGCGTATTTAGCTGTTACCGCAGCGTTTGCTGCTTTAGTTGATATAATTTGTTTTGCTGCTGATACTGCATTTTCACCTATAATTGCAACTGCTTGTAATGCTCTACTTTTACCTGCCATTTGTGATAGTAAACCAAATGCATTTTCAGCATTCTCTAGTTCCATCATTTGTAAAGCTAATTTTGCTTCGGTTACTTCTTTTGCAATATCTAAACTTTCACGTTCTAAAGAATTTAGATTCATTAATTGCTCACTTCTAAAACCCTCTACTTGTGCAAGTATTCCTTCTTTTTCTGCTCTTGCTTCTAGTAATGCAATTTGGTTTTCATCGTTTGCGTTTTTATCAAACTGTGCTTGTGCTGCTGCAATAACTGCATCTGCGTTAGCTATCATCAAACGCTCTTGCTCGTCTAGTACTTGACCTAATTTTTCATTAGCTGCAATTCTTTCTGCTATTGTGTTACGTTCATCATCTCTAATTTGACGTAGCTTTTCAGCTTCTCTGTCTTTTTGCTCTAAGATAATACGGTTTTGTGCAATGCCTATTTCTGCTGTCTTTTGTAGGTTTACATTTTCCCTTGCTGCTGCTACCGTGCTTTTGGTGTATTCGACAATACCCTTAGCTGCATTAGTTACAGTTTCGGTTGCCTTTTCAAATGTGTCATCAACACCAGTTAATACATCTAATGATTCTTTACCTGCTGACTTTACATCATCTAATGCACCTGCAAAATCACCACTAAACACCTTTTTAACAGCACTTGCTAAATATCCAAGCGTATCTAAGAAGCTATTAAAGCGTTCTATTAAGTTTGCCTTAATACTATTACCAAAATCTACAATAGCTTGTTGTGGGTCGCTAAAAATACCCTTAAAATAGTCGATAACCGTACCAACATTTCTATCTAAGAAGTTAAAGAAGTCGTTAAACGCAAGTGATAGTGCTTCAAAACCAGTTTTAAAAGCATCTGCAACCTTTTGGTTTTCATTAAATACTTCACCTAGTTTAGCAAACGCTGCAATAGCAACTGCAATACCTGCTGCTTTTAGTGCATTACCTATACCTTTTACACCTTTAGCTACACCCTTTGATGTGTCTTTTACATCTTCTAGGTTTTTATCTATCTTCTGTACGCTTTTAGCAACACCTTCAAGGTCTTTTTCTGCTTTGCCAACCCTTGCTTCTATTTCGATTGTTTTCTTTATCGACATATCTCTATTTTAAACTGTTTGTATGCTTCCTTTACACTTTCTGGGTACTTATACTTGCCCAATGCTATATGTGTTAGTTCTCCTATTTCTTTTTCACGTTTTGCTATATCTAGCATCTGTAAAATATTATCTATCATAATCTTTCTACGGAATTACTCGCTCTTATTACTGTGTTGTCTGCTGTAAACGCATCGTTGCTTACCTCAACTGGGAAGTCGTTATCAAACGTATCAAATGGCAAAGTAAAGTCGCTAACCTCATTGACAAGTTCTAAATCAGTCAAACCATTTTCAAAGTTTGTGCTTATAGTGTTTATCTTATAAAGGTTATTAAATATCTGTATTTTATCTTGTAGCTTTAAATCACTAATAACACTTATTGGCAAATATGCCTTGTACTTTGACAACCTACGTCTAATATTAAATGTATCTAGTATGTAGGTTTTGTAGTAAGTATCAAACAAGGAAGCATCTACTGATTGTCTTGTGTATTCACTAACTTGACTACCAAAGTTTATTGACTGTGATTCTTGTGTAGGGTCTACTTGGTTGCTAGGTATATAGTAATCGTCTACTGATGTTACAGAACCTCCTGCTAGTTGTTGTACACCTATTGCTGTTCCATCTGTTACTTTGTGTGCGTAGAATAATAATGGTTTGCCTATATATGGCTCTTGCTTAGAATCGGCTGACCATCCCCATTGTATTGTAGTGTACCCACCAGAAACGTCTTTTAACCTTTCAAACTTGTGATGTTCAAATGGTAATTCTATTTCATACTTTGCACCTTCGCTTACTCCATCATTACTATATGATAGCGTACCCCATTCTATTGAGTTTGCCTTGTTGTGGTTGTCTGCTAAAAAACTATCTGTGCCTTTGTACTTAAAATCTATATACTTGTAGGGCATTACAGAATTTACTTCGCTACTAGATTTATCTAAAAACTCTGTAATGTCATAGGACTTTGTAGAACTTGCATAGAAGTCGTCTAATGGAAGTACTTTTATTGTATTGTTTTCGTAAAACGCAGTAAGGTTAAACATCTTAAATAACCCAGTCAAGAAATCTATAATCTTGATATTAGGCATTTCTTGTTGTAACGATATTTGTTGGTTTGATACCGAATAGTTTGTAGTAGTAACAGAACCTTTTGCAACAACTGGTAAAATATCAGGACTTATGTCTTTGATTCTAACAGATACATTAAATACCGCTTGTTCTGAAGTAACAATACTTACACTAACCCTTATACCGTGTGCTACTGTGTTGTTGGGAACAGTAAGTTGTTTTTGTTCTGCAACAGTTATAGGTTCGCTATCACCAGTAAACTCACCCTCAAAAAATACGTTTTGTCCTTCTTTTACAACTACTTTATAATCTACACTAGCACCAGTATCTACTTTTATAGATATAAACCTTGTTTTATCTCGTCTATTTAAAAAGTTATAGCTGCTAAAATCTTGTGCTAATTGTGAACCACCTGATTGTACTTCAAAGTTATTTACACCGTATCTATACTCAGGCAATTCGTCATCATATACGCTACCCTTTTTCCTATGCAACCACAAATACAAGTTGTAGAATACATTGTTTGTTTTATTAAAAAAATCTGTACTAAAGTTTATACCATACTTGTTAGTAATAGCTTTTAAGATAGTGTAAACCCTTACAGCAGGTTTTAATTGTGTAGCAAGTAAACCTTTTTCTTCAGAACCAACAGACAAGTTAAATGTATCTGCTACATCCGTACCGCTATCATAAAACAAACGGTCACTATGTGTTATTAATGGATATATTACCGCATCTTCCATAGTATCGGAATCAATGGTAACGTCTACTCCACTTTGCATATCTGATAATACTTGCGAACCAGTATAATTTAACGTGGTGTTGCCAAGTACATTAAGGTCTGTTAGCTTATCTTCACTAACAACATCCTTAAGTTCTATTGTATTACCGTAGAAGGTTACACGGTAGTTTGTAGGTTTGTTGTTTTTAAGTTGTACACCCTCTAACTTTATTTTACCACTTCTAAATGTTTTGTAGTTGAGGTATAAGTTTGCATTCTTTTTATTTCTTGCATCAAACCCAGTAATATTAAAGTTGTAAAAGTGCTTAAATATCTTGTTGTTTCTTTTAGATGCAGGTACATTAAACGTGCGTGTAAAGTCAGTAAATACTTTTGATATATCTCTAACGTCTTGTATTGATTGATTCAATACTACACTTTCGTTGTCGTGCAACTCTACTTCCTGCCCCTCTATGTATAATTGTAACGCAATCATTAACGTACATTGTTTATCTTGTTAAATGCAAAGTCGAACTCTACTGTGTAGTTTATTAGCTTGTCGTTTAGTGATGTTTTTTGTGTGAATGATTTAGTTTTTGGTACAATAGGTAATGTTTGCCCATCCCATCGAATCCATACGTTTTCTGATAAAAACAATTCTTCTATTGCACTTGTGAAATCTTCTTTGACAAATCCAGTATTCATTGTCAATGTAGTTTGTGCATTAGTGTTGTAACGTTGTCTTTGTCCATCGTAGGTGTTGTAGTCAGCATTATCTGAATCTACAATATTGACCTTATACATTTCGTCAGTAACGTTAAAGGTTTCCACTGTTTTTTTAAAGAAATATATATCTTGATATGCACCATATTTATTTACAAAGGTTACCTTGTGGTCGGTAAACTTGGGTTCGCATATATTGTTTACTGTTACAGTTTTTAACAGCGTAGTATCGTCTGTATCATATACCTTTATTGTAGAACTATCAGCAGGTATTGTGATGTATTGTATTTTTTGGTTACTATTACCGCTATCTGTTATCTGCGTATCGGTTGTGTCAATAGTCACCTTGCCTACACCTTCTGCAAATATTGGGAACTTACCTGCTGTACCTTCTGGGACATAAAAGTTATTAGATGTATATAGTGCGTTAGTAGACAACTGTGGGTTTATATCATCTTCAAAATGCCCATAGCCATCTAATGCTAAAAAGTTTGTAACTCTAGGACTACCAGTTTCGTACTCAACACCAGTTTCTTCTTCAATAAGTGTTTCAGATGTAGTAACCCATATTGCTGTACTATTATAGTCATTGTTAAATGTAACGTCAATATAATCCCTTACTAACTCCGCTATCTCTAACACAATGTTAGTTTGATTGCTTAGACGTTCTTTCTGTATAGTGTACTTTAGGTCGTTTGCTGTATAGCTTCCTGCTGTACCAGTATATATGTATATTTTAAGTGTTACGCTTTTAAGTGCCATATTCTAAATATCTGCTTCGCATTCGTGATATAATTCTTCGGTAATATTACCATCTCTGTCAATCTTAATAACAAACCAAGTGCTAAAGTTGTCTGCTGTGCTGTCTAAACTTTGTTGGTTTACTACATAGTATTTGTTGTCACCAAATTTAGTTGTGCCATTTAAACAAACCTTTTTTCCAGTTGCTATTTGATTATAGCTAGTTACATTAAATTGGTGTGCTACATCTACTGTAAATGCACCCAAATCACCACATATATCATCTACACTTGTAAATGCTTGGTTTGATAGGTATGCAGTAAATGTACCGCATATATCTGCCGCATCTTGATAAATAGTAGTAGAACAATCTACCGATATGTAACTATTGTGGTTTGACCAAGTGCTTGTTGGTACTTTAAAATTATAGTAAACAGTTCTAGCTGTTTGTGTAGATACAACTGGAAATGTAGTACCACCATCTGCATTTCTTACCCATCCTGCATAGTCGCTAAACAAGTAGGTGTTGTCATCTCCTGCTATATAGAACTTTGCACCAACTGTATTTATTGCACCACTAGAAGTAATAGATATACCAGTAACTGCTGCTACATCACTACAAACTAAATCCCTTGCAGGTTGCGTTGTAGAACGTTGTGTAAAATCTGCATCACTTTGGCATTTTAGTTCACTTCCTGAATTAGAAAAACCTGCGGGTACTTCATACACAAAATACAAATCATCTATTGTTACATCGCTTCCAGTAGTGTTTTCAGGTATTGACGTTACGGTTGTGTTTAGTGGTCGTTCGTATCTTATTGGTTGTATATTGTTAATTGTAGTTAGTGGGTTGTGTATCGTGCCATCTGGGTCTACACCGCCACCAGTTAAATCTAACCCAACATTACTCGCATCATCTAAAGTACAATCTAATGCTTTAGGACAAGGTGCTGTTACATCATATTCAGCAGTTAAGACATTACAAGAATTATCCGAATTAAACGCTGCTACTTGAAACGTTGCCGTTGTGCAGTTTGCAGGTGTTGTGTGTGTTAATGTGCTTCCTGATATTGTCCCAGTTACTAATGCAGAACCTGCTACTCTATAAACTTCGTATTTGCTAATGCTATCACCTGAACCTGCTGAAAACTTAGTAGTTAAATCTACCGTTGTTGTGTCAGTTAATGCGGTGTGTGTAATGTCGCTAATATCGGCATCCTTTGATGGGCAAGTAGCATTTTGTGCAGGGTCTTCTTGTGCTGTTTGACTTGGTTGATTAAATGTTGCATCACAATTTATTGTGCCACTTGAATAGTTGTCATATATCTGTGGTATTCTTATAGTGTATGTAACTGTTCTTGATATTGGACTACCAGTTGCGTTTGCAGGAAAGCTACTAGCACTTGCACTTAATATTGTGCCTTCTGCTAATGTAGGTTGTGTGATTCTACCGCCACTAGATACGGAAAAGTTTGACAACCCTGCTCTATCACAAGTAAAGTTTCCTATCGTTTCAACTACTGGTTCTATTTTTAAGTAGTATGGACTTCGTGCGTTTATTTTTGTACTCATCTTAATCTATCGTTGTTTAGCGTAAATGCTAGTAAATCTTCTATGTCTAATCCGTATGCTTCTAAAACCTCATCTGGTAGTTTCTTAAATCCTTGTTCAAATGGTTTTGTAAAAAACAAACTAGGTTTTATACCTTTCTCAAATATGCTTCTTTGTATTAAAAAACTCATACTCTTGTAAGATATAAACCTGCCTTTATCATCTCTAAATTGAAAGCCACGTTTGCTAATCCATTGTTCTAGTGTCTTTCTTGGTGGCATCTTTGTAGTATATGAAAAGGGTGTGTTGTACTTTTTCTTTGTACCACTTACCCCTTTGTCTTGAAAAACCCCATAATCTTCCATATAAAAAGATAAACTAAAACTATTAGGATTAACTTTAACCTCTCCATCAATACTTTCATACAACTTTCCATTTACGTTCTTTCTACCCTTCGTTAGTCGTGACCTTGATTGTTGTATCACAAACTTCTTAAAGTTGTTTAGTACTTGATATGTGTAACCCTTTGTTAGCATATAGTCATATCGTTTTCTACAATCACATCAAATGTAGCTGCCCATCCTGCTAATTTGTTTTCAAACCTATCTACAAATGGCTCACAACCTACTGCACCTACTACTTGGTATTTATCACTATATACATCACCTCTTTGTAATATAGATACTAATCTATTTAGTACCGCTAATTGTGTGTTAAGCACATCTTGCTCATTGTCGTTTCCTACAAAGTCATCTGCTGTTTCTTTCTTTGATTCATCCACAACATCCATAGCTAATACGCTTATATTAAATGTAAGTGTGTTTCCTGCTACATTGCAGTTGTTTACTATGATGTGAGATAAAGGAAATATTGTTTGCTTGTTGAGGTCTATATCATCCAAGCTGCCATAAGTAACAGTATTCACAAATGGCTCTGCATTTAGCGTGTCTTTTATTTTATCGGTTACGTTATAGAACCCAGTCATCGTTTTCTAATTTGTTGTTTCTCTAATTGTATCTTTTCTTTCTCAAATGCTAAAAACATTAAGCATTCGTGTACGTTTAATCTAGTAACATCTTCAAACTTGGTAACATCGCCCTTAGCGATTCCATAGATGCTTTGATACCATCCCCACTTTCTTGAAAACGTTGCTGCTGCTGTATAGTCGTGTCCTCCATCTCCTTCTGTAAAAAGTTCAGGGTAGTTTGTAGCAATTCTTTGTTTAAATGATAAAAAAAAACCATAGCACCCATTACAACATCCAAAGGCATCTTCTTCATACTTTCAGCATCTTCTAAGCCACTATAATCTTCTATTTGGTATCTATCACCCTTTTGTAGCTTAACTGGTCTGTAAAGTACTGACATTGCTTTGTGCATAGATTCCCAATCGCTAAAGTTTTCGTCAAGGTCTATATATTCACCTAATGTCATATCGTCTAACGCAGGGATAAATCCATACGTTGTGCCACTCATTGTAAATGTAGGTATTAGTTCGTTTTTTGTTTGGAACACATTGTCTATGTCGTTTAGTATTTCTTGTACATACTTGAAACGTATCTTGGCAATGTCTTTTAATTCTAAGTCGCAAAATATCTCTACGGTCTTGTGCATCAAAAAACTTGTGTCTGCATTTTCTTCTGTATTGATTGTTGCAAACTTCTGGTACTGCTCTAATGTAATATCCCTTAAACTACTTGGAACTAATATATCAACCTTCATACTATAACAATAAATAAATGGTAATAGTGTATAAAATGAAAAAAGGCAACATTTCTGCTGCCCTTTAACAATTATTAACCTAACTAAATCAAATAAAAAATGTAAATCTTTTCCTAAGATACAAATCTTTTAAACATATACAAATACATTTCATCAATTTTTTCAATTAATTCTTTGCTGTTCTGTTCGTATGCTTGTTCGCCCATCTTCAGCTGACCTTGTAAATCCATTTGTAATTGTACTGGGAATGGCTTCTTTGACCATCCTCTACCCATAGGTATCTGCACTACAAAGAAACCTTTATCCCAACACGCTTGTCTTACTCTGTGCATCTCTATATCTGCCATAACCAAAGTAAAAAGTACATAAAGCCATACATACCTGCGTACATACAAGCCATAGATAATGGCACTTTCCATAGTGCGTTTAATACCGCTTTCCTATTCTCTTGTGCGGTTAGCATTTTAACCATTCGATACTCTGTTGTTTCTTGAATTTTCATAATCTATTGTTTGTTGTTATTTCAAATATATAAACATTTTGTTAATAAACAAAATATTGCCCTTTGTTGGGGTTTTCTAATTGGTCTGTTAATACATACCTCATCGCATCAATACAATCTGGATGTTCTCCACTTGGTTTTTGTAGTGTGTTGCCTTCCTTGTCCTTTGCCCACACATAACCTTGTAATTCACGCTTTAGGTTCTTGCTTCTACTTGTTACATATATTTCGTTTTGATTTATTAAGTTTATGCCATATACTACCGAATCCCTACCCTTAGAACAAGGAAACACATTGTGACCATATCCTTGCAGTTCCGATATACTTTTAGGTTCTGCTGAATCAGCTGTAATGTTTTCGTTAATGTTATTAGATTGTAGAAACCTAGATATATCTCTATTAAGCATTCCTTTCTTACAAAGTACCTCATCAGCAATATAAGCGTTGTTCCACTTGTAAAGTGCTATTAGTGTAGTAGGGTCTACCGAATAACCAAAGTCCATCCCATACCCTAGTAAACGTGCTTCGTCTGGTATTCTATCTATTTCTTTCCAATCAGGAATACATACACCTTCTAAACTACCTATCTCACCAAGTCCATATACTCGCCACCAGTTTGACCAGTACGTTGAGGTCTTTGCTTTATCTCTTGCTTTCTCTATTTCCTTTACAATAGTATCAGGTAAGCTGTTATTGTCTTTGTATGTTAGTGTAATGAAGTCAGTATCTTCTTTGCCTACCAATTCTTTGTCTACCCAAAATAATGCAGCAGGGTTATAATCTAACCAAACATTGCCACTTGTTCTTACTAATAATTGTTGGTAAGCATCAAAGGGTACATTGTTGCACTCGTTTATATATAGGTCTGTTCTTCTTGCACCTCTTAGTTTATCAGGTTGGTCTGTACTAAAGAACTCTATATAGCTACCATTAGTAAAGGTGTATTTTAAGGTACTTTTATTTAGTTGGCTATCCTTATACCTATTGAGTCCTTTTAAGATGTTTAAGAAGTCCTTATATGCCCCTCTACGCAAGTGTGGTATGCTTTCACTTACTACTGATATTTCTTTACCATCGTTTCTAATGGCATAATCAATTAGGATAAGCAAGATGCAAATGGTTTTACCTGCCGATGTACCACCCCTAACAATACGCACACGATTGTTGAGTTGTCGTAGTTTTGTAAGTGCTTGTGTTTTCTTAATCTGCATTAAGGTTGCAGAACAGCGTTTTGGTTATCGCTAGTCCACAAATAAGGGAACATCTTCGTTTATAGAGATGTCTTTAGTTTCTTTGGGTTTACCTAAATAGTAGTTGAGGTAAAGTTGTACCCATTTGATGTCACCCGATTTTACACCCTCTGCAAGTGCAGCCAAAGCATCATCTTCTAGCGGTGAAAGTCGCTCTACTAGCTTTACTTCCTCTGCCTTTGGTTTTCTACCTGCTCCTGCTCTTTTGCCACCGTGTGCCATCTTGAAATAATTTGATTATTCAATAATACAATAAAATCTTAGAAGTTTTGTTAAACTAATCTTCATCCTTAAAATACTCAACTATAAATATTGACACAATACCAAACCCCATCATTGTAAAAAGCATTATACTATATTCCATTATACTTTGTGGTTTTCGTATGCGTTACGTTCGTACTTACTAAAGTACTTTAGCATCCTATTGTGTTTGTCTTTTAGGTTCATATACTTGTCTTGTATTTCTGCGTGTATTTTAAGCACCTCTTGCTTTTCTTTTTGAATACGTTCTAGTAGTGTGGATTCTTGTTTTGGTGAATCTAATAGTTCATCAGATATTGCTTTATATATTTCTAGTTCACGTCTAAAGTGTTTTGGCTGTATCTGGAATGTTTTAAAT